CTGCTTGATACTATAGATGAGCAGAGTAGTTCTGGAAAGCTAGACCTTATTATACAGCTTCCGTATGTAATTAAGACGGAGGCTCGTCGACAGCAAGCAGAACAAAGGCGCAGTGACATTGAGCAGCAGCTTACTGGTTCTAAGTATGGCATTGCTTATACAGATGGAACCGAGCGTATCGTTCAGCTAAATAGACCGATTGAGAACAATTTAATGAAGCAGATCGAATACCTGACTGAGACATTAATGAGCCAGCTTGGGATTACGAACGAGATCTTAAATGGTACTGCAAACGAGTCTACTATGATGAACTACTATAATCGTGTTATTGAACCAATCTTATCTGCTATAGCTGGAGAATTTAATCGGAAGTTCTTAACAAAAACGGCTCGAACTCGTGGCCAGACAATCATGTTCTTCCGAGATCCGTTTAAGCTTGTACCGGTAGCGAATATTGCCGATATAGCTGACAAGTTTACACGCAATGCGATTCTTACTTCGAACGAAGTCCGTGGAATTATAGGGTTTAAACCCTCGCAAGATCCAAAAGCGGATGAACTCAGTAATAAGAATCTTAAGCAGCCGCAAGGAGAAGAAGGCGATATGCCCCCAGAAGAATACGAAGAGTATGATGAGGACATAGAACTGGATGATTCTGGCGGCGATTCTGGTTTTTAAGGAGCAAATTCAAAATGGCACAGAAATTTGACTTTGGCGGATGGGCGACTAAGAACGACCTCCTTTGTGCAGATGGTCGTATTATTCGTCGTAACGCTTTCAAAGAAAATGACGGCCAGACAGTTCCGCTGGTGTATCAGCATAACCACAATGATCCCACTGGTATTCTCGGACATGCTTTGCTTGAGAATCGTGAAGACGGTGTTTATGCCTACTGCAGCTTCAACAATACCATGAACGGTCAGCACGTAAAAGAAGCTGTCGAACATGGAGACGTTGTCTCGCTGTCTATCTATGCAAACAAACTGGTCCAGAAGGGTCAGGATGTTCTTCACGGACTGATTCGTGAAGTTAGCGTCGTGCTTGCTGGTGCAAATCCCGGCGCATATATTGATAACCCGATTTTAGTTCATGGCGAAGGCACAACGGATGAATGTTATGAAGACGTTCTCGATGAAGCCATGATTTATACGGGCGAACCAATTGAGATGTATCATTCGTATGATGAAGACGAAGAATATGTAGAATACGAAGAAGATACTGAAGAATCTGACGACGCTGATGTCGGTGCAGATGCAGATGAAGAATACGAAGATGTCGAAGAAGTCGATGACGATGCAGAGTATGAAGATGATGAAGAGATTCAGCATTCTGCAGATGACGACGATGACGACGAAACAAATAAGGAGGAAGCTGAAATGGCTAACAATGAAAAGACCGTTAAGGACGTATTCGATGAACTCACTGAAGAGCAGAAGAAAGTTGTTTATTTTATGATTGGACAGGCTCTTGAAGATGCCAAGGGCGGTTCCGACGATGATGAAGGAGATACTAATATGAAGCACAATGTGTTTGACAATGATATGGACTATGGCCCCGTTCTGTGCCACTCTGACGAGCTGGCTATTATCACCGATGCTAAGAAGAACGGTAAGCTGAAAGAAGCTATGCACTTCTTCGAGGAAGAGAATGATCTGCAGCACGATTCTCTGCAGCCCGTTAGCGGCTTCACCTCTTATCCGAGTGGCGCTACTCCCGCTGGTGTTGATGCCCTGTTCCCCGAGTGGCATGACGTTCGTCCGGGTGCTCCCGAGATCGTTACCAATGATCAGGCGTGGGTTAAGGCAGTTCTGGGTAAGGTTCACCGCAGCCCGTTCAGCCGCATTCGTACTTCTCAGGTTGATATTCGTAACATCGACGATCTCCGTGCGAAGGGCTATCAGAAGGGTAAGCAGAAGACCCTCGTTGGTAACTACGCTGTTGCAAAGCGTACCACTTCTCCGCAGACCGTGTTTGTTCACAGTGCTCTGAACCGTGACGATGTTGTTGACATCACCGACTTCAGCTATGTCGATTACCAGTACAAGATCGACCGTATGGAGCTCGAGCTCGAACTGGCCCGTGCAATTCTGATTGGTGACGGTCGTGATGCCGCTGCCGAGAATAAGATCAATGAAGAGAACATTCGTCCGATCTGGACCGATAATGAGATCTTCACCATTCACAAGATTCTTGATACCACTCCCGCCGCGAATGATCCCGGCTTTGGTGAGGGCTATCGTTACGCTCAGGCGGCTGAAGAGGCTATCCTCGATGCCAAGATCGATTATCGTGGTTCTGGTTCGATGGATATGTTCTGCGATCAGGCATTCTTCAATAAGATGCTGCTTGCGAAGGATCTGAATGGCCGTCGTATCTACACCAACAAGAGCGAGCTCCTGTCTGCTCTCGACGTGAACAATGCTTACAATGTTCCCGAGTTCCAGAACAAGACCCGTACCGAAGGCACTGGTTCTTCTGCAAGGACTTATCGTCTGCTGGCCATTATTGGTAACCTTGTTGACTATGCTATGGGTTCTACCAAGGGCGGCGAGATCACTCACTTCACCGACTTCGACATTGACTTCAACCAGCTGAAGAGCATGCTCGAGACTCGTGTCTCTGGTGCTAACACCAGACTCTACAGCTTCATTGTCATTGAAGAAGAGGTTACAAACCCTTAACGAGCTTAACGCTTAACGTAGAAGCTTACACTGGTGATGTGGATCTATTTGGCAAATCAGCTTCAGATCTTCAGACTGGTGTAAGCTTCGGTGATGGTTCTGTAACCGGTACACTTAAATACGTGTCCGATTATACGGGCTTCTCAGGAACTGTTTCCCAGCAGTCCGGTAACTACATCGTATTCAAGGCAACTTGTAACGTTGAAGGAGCTACCATCACCGCGAAGATCACGAGAACTAGTACTCTTGATGAGGACGGTATCGGAGTCTTCCGCGTTGGCAATAAGGACACGCAGACCCTTACGGTCGTGGCGAGTAAAGAAGGATACGATTCTGTCACCAAGGAATTTCCGCTTAGCGGCTTGACCGTTGAGTCGGCTCCTGTGGTTGAGGAACCGGGACAGGTAACTGAACCCTGATAAATTCAAAATGGAAGTGAATTAGCTATGAAGTTTTATGGACCTATCGGCTTTGTTGAAATGGTTCAGAAACGACCTGGAGTGAAAGTTCTTACTCCTGTTGAGTACAACTATGGCGGTGATATTCTTCGCCGTTCTTTGAAGTACCCGAATGGAGAAAGTGTCAATGATACTATTTCTCCTGAGAATCAGATTTCAATACTTGCTGATCCGTATGCTCGTAAGCATGTAGCTTCCATGAAATACGTGAAGTGGATGGGTACTGCATGGAAAATTACAAATGTTTCTGTGCAGTATCCTCGTCTGGTTCTTACTTTAGGAGGTCCTTATAATGGAGAGACGGTCGGACCTGTTGATTCAGGAACTTCAGGATCTACTGGGAACGGATGAAGTATATTTTCAACCGGCCTCTGATGCGGGAACGGACGAGTATGGAAATAGCTTCATCTTTACGGGTATTACATACCCTTGCTTCATTATGAAGCGAAATACCGCAGCCCAATTTTATGCGAATGATCTTAACTACATCTTTCGTCCGGGGTATGAGGTAACTTACATTAATCGTGATGAGCCTGACGATGAAATGGTCGAACGGGTGATGAGGAGATTTTCGAATTGTCATTATGAACGGCATTTTGTAGCGGACAATCTTCATCACGATGTATTCTTGATCTACTATTAATTAGGAGGAACACACAATGAGTGCTATTGTTTGGGATCAGGTCGGCGAACGGACCTACGAAACTGGTACTAAAAAGGGCGTTCTTTATCAGCAGGCTGCTGGCGGTACTTATCCGCTTGGCGTGCCTTGGAATGGCCTGACCTCGGTGTCTGAATCCCCTGAGGGTGGAGACGCCAATGACATTTATGCCGATGACATCAAATACCTCGTTCTGCGTGGTGTTGAGAACTATGGCGGTACGATTGAAGCCTATTCGTATCCTCCCGAGTTCGAAGAGTGCGACGGCAGTGCGCAGCTGATGGCTGGTGTGACTGTTGGTCAGCAGCCGCGTAAGACTTTTGGCTTCAGCTATGTTTCTACTCTTGGTAACGATACCGAGATGGATAACCATGGCTACAAGATTCATCTGATCTACGGCGCTTCGGCTTCCCCGTCCAGCCGTCAGTATCAGACTATCAATGAGAGCCCCGAGCCGATTAACTTCTCTTGGGAGTTCAAGACTGTCCCCGTGAATGTGACTGGCCATAAGCCTGCTGCGAACATGGTGATTGATTCCACGAAGTTTACCACTGCGGCTCAGATCGCAAGACTGAAGGCTCTTGAAGATGTGCTTTATGGTGTTGATGCACACGATGCAATTCCTGCTACTTATAAGGAAACCACTGACGTTGCCTATAATTCCAGCAAGACCTACTACACCCGTAGTGGAACGACTACGTATACTTACACCGAGTTCGCTGGTTCGAGCTTTGTTGAAGGCACTACCTATTACGAGGTGGATACCCCGGCTCAGCCTGCTGTTCAGGGCTCTGATCCTCGTCTTCCGCTTCCCGACGAAGTTCTGTCGATTCTGAGCGGAACCTAATTTACTATTAGGTTATATTTGGGAGCCGCCTGAAATACGGTGGCTCCTTTTTTTTTATTTTTGAAAGGAGAACTAAAAATGTATTCTAAGAAAGTCAAATACAAAGGCTTTGATGGCCATGACGTAGAAGAGGTCGTCAGGCTCAATCTTACTAAAGCAGAAGTCCTGAATCTTGATATGAAGTATGAAGATTACGGTGGACTTATCGGCTATTACCGTAAAATGGTTACGGACATTAAAGAAGGAGAGGCATCTTGGAGACCCTACGTTTCTTTCCTTCAGTCTGTAATTCTTGCCGCTTATGGCAAGAGAACCGAAGATGGTCGGTTCATCAAGAAAATTAACGGCGTTCCGCTTTCTGAAGAGTTTGAAACTTCTGAAGCTTATGCCGCACTTTTGATTCCTCTTCTTTCCGAAGAAGGAATTCAAGAGCTGGAGCCCATGATGCTCGGAATCTTCCCTGATATGGACGAAGGCGAATATGAAAAAGGAAAAGAACAGGTCAAGGCTGATCTTGGCCTTACTGAATAAATAGAAGAATTATTATGTCAATTAGTATTCCTATTCCTGAAAGGGAACTGTATGATTCTGAGAACAACCGTTTTATCGATATTCCTAAGTCGACTCTTGTTCTCGAACATTCTTTGATCAGCATTTCAAAATGGGAGTCTAAGTGGCATAAATCATACCTATCTACTCCAAAAAAGACAAAGGAAGAAGAGATCGATTACATTCGTTGTATGACTATTAATTCTAATGTTCGACCGGAAGCTTATTATGCTTTAACCAAGTCGGATTGGAAACGAATAGAAGCTTATTTGAATGATCCCATGACGGCAACAACGGTCAAGAATAATCAGTCTAAATTCAATCGTGACATTATTACGAATGAGATTATTTATTATTGGATGTGCGAACTTGGAATTCCTTTTGAACCTTGTGAGAAGTGGCATATTAACCGACTTCTTATGCTGATTGAAGTATGCAGTATTAAACGTCAGAAGCCGAAGAATATGTCACCGGCAGCTGTTATGAGACAAAATCATGCGTTAAATGCTGCTAGAAGAGCAAAACACCATACACGAGGATGATTAATAGCTATGGTTAAATTTACTGTAAGTGGAAGTTATAAGAATACGAGAAAGTTTCTTAAGAAAGCTCAAAAAGTAGATTTGAGTTCAATATTAAATAAATACGGACAGCTTGGGGTTGAGGCTTTATCAAAAGCAACGCCAAAAGACACCGGAAAGACTGCTTCTTCATGGTTCTATGAGATCTCTTATGGTAAAGATGGACCAACTATTGAATGGAAAAACAGTAATCGTCAAAAAGGTGTTTTAATAGCCGTCATACTTCAGTATGGACATGGCACTGGAACTGGCGGATATGTGGAGGGCAGAGACTATATTAATCCTGCTCTCCAGCCAGTATTTGATGATTTAGCAAAAGCTGCTTGGAAGGAGGTCAATGAATCGTCATGAGTAAAACTATCGAAGAAAGAATTGTGTCGATGGGCCTTGATAACGCTAGTTTCGAAAAACATGCGGCACAGAGCTTACAAACTCTCGATAAACTTGAAGGCGTATTAGATTCTCTTGGTAAACAAGGCGGTACACTTTTAGTAGATGCTCTTGAATCCATTACCTCGAAATTCTCGATTCTTGGAACTATTGGCGATGAGGTATTAAGAAAACTCGCTGATGGTTTAGTGAGTGTTGCTGAGAAGGGAATGTCTTTTGCTAAATCGCTTTCTATTGATCAAATTTCTGCTGGTTGGTCAAAATACGCCGATAAGACTCAAGCTGTTCAGACGATTATGGCTGCTACATCTAAGGACTGGACTGATACTGGTGCTCAGATGGATTATGTTAGTGCTCAGCTTGATAAATTAAACTGGTTTACTGATGAAACTTCTTATAGCTTTCTCGATATGGTCAATAACATTGGTAAATTTACTTCCAACGGTATTGGTCTTGAAGAGTCTGTTACTGCTATGGAGGGTATTTCGACTTGGGCGGCTATTTCTGGCGCAAACGTTCAGGAAGCTGGTCGAGCAATGTATAACCTTTCTCAGGCATTGGCTACTGGCTCTGTAAAATTAATGGACTGGAAATCAATCGAGAACGCTAACATGGCGACTCGAGAGTTTAAAGAGACGGCGCTTGAAACGGCAGTGAGTCTTGGAACTCTGACTAAGTCTATTGATGCTGAAGGTAAAGCTGTTTATAAAACCGCTAAGAACCATGAGTTTTATGCTGAACAGTTTAATACATATTTGTCAGATGCTTGGTTTAGTAAGGAGGTTCTTACTACTACATTAAAACAGTATGGCGAATATTCGAACGTTCTACATAAAGTTAGCGAAGAAACTGGAATGACCGCAACAGCCATTCTTCAAGAAGTTGATGCTTATCAAAAGAGCGGAAAAGTTTCTAAAGAATTACTTCCTTATATTGAAGACCTTACAAAAGCAGAATATGATCTTGGTCGAAGAGCATTTAAAGCAGCTCAGGAAGCAAAAACTTTTAAGGAAGCTCTTGATGCAACGAAGGATGCTGTAAGTACCGGCTGGATGAATACTTTTGAGCAGATCTTTGGTAACTACGAAGAAGCTAAAGTTCTTTGGACTAGTTTGGCTAATGGCCTTTGGGAAGTATTTGCAAGCAATGGTGAAAGCCGTAATATGGCACTTAAGCTTTGGAGAGAGTTAGGTCAACGAGCACGTTTGTTTAACGATGAGTTAGACGAAAGCGGTAATAAAATTGGTGCTATTTATAGAATCGGTGGAAAATTTATTGAACTCTTTGATGAGCTTCATGGCGGTCTTCTTAAAATATTTGGACCAGAAGTAGATCCCGGTGAACATGAAGAAGATGTTTGGCAACTTTATACAATACTTACTAAAGTAACTGACAAAATTGAAAATTTTGCAAATGCATTTGAATTCTTTGTCGATAAATTAATAGCGCGTGATGTAATTGGGCGTTTTATACGGTCCTTTCATGATATTGCTATGGGTATTAAAATGCCCTTAGAAATAATTAAAGAAACATTTCATAATGTCTTCGATCCTATTGCAAAATTTAATACAGATTTTCCTTGGGCAAACGCTTTAGTCGTTCTTCTTAATAAAATTTCTGTTCATTTTAGAGTTGCTACTATGAAATTTAGAGATTTTATGGAATCGGCTCAGACTATGGAGGAATTTTCTAAAATTGGCTATGGAATCATGGCCATTTTCAAAATAGGATTAGAATTCGTAAAAGAATTTTCAAAGTATTTTGGTGAAATTGGAGGATTTCTTACTGGGATTGTCGAGGACGTTATTTATGAACTGAGTCGAACTGGAGAATTTTTAACACGTTTTAAAAATACGTTGATTCATACCGGAGCGCTAGAAAAAGTTGCGGAAACTTTAGCGCATGTGCTAGAAGTAATTTTAACAATTGTAGAGATAGGTCTTACTTCTATAATTGGTTTTGTTAGAGTAACGATAGAGAATCTTCGTGTTTTTGAAGGCTTTTTTAATACAATAATTGATGCCATTAATAATGCTGCCAAAGCGGTTAATGAATTCTTTGCTGATGAAGGCGAGACCTTTGGATGGGAAAAAGTTGTTAATACTATTTATGGCGCATTTAGAGACTTTTTTGCTTATTTATCTAGTGGAACTGGACAAAAATTATTAAGTAATTTAGCGAACGCTATCGTTTCGGTGTTTGAAATAGCTGGAATGGTTATTGGCTCTGTTCATAATATGCTTAAGGATTTGTCCCCCTACGTTAAGACTTTTGTATTAAGTCTTCTTGATGATATTTCGAGTCTTCTTGGTAAAATTACCGATTTTAAGAATGGATTAAAAGAAAGTGGCGTATTAGAGAAAGTATTTTCAGTTTTGGGCAACGTATTGAAAGCTTTTATTGCTGTTGCAACTGTTGCTCATGACATTATTAAAGCTGTATTTAGAATAATAGGCGAAAACCTTCATGTTGCCGACGGTCTCGGCAGTAAGATTCTCGATCTTGTAAATAAATTTGCTGATTGGGTTATACAGTTAAAAGACAGTAAAGACTGGGGACAGAAGTTTTATGATACTTTCAGTTCTGTCCATGGAATTCTTGAAAAGGTATTTACTTTCTTTGAGAAAATGACCGGTTTTATTACTGATCATAATCCACTCGAGCTTCTTGCTACTGGCGCTCAGAAAGCTTGGGATGTTATTCAGAAAGTTTTCGGTTTTCTTAAGGATGCTTGGAATAATTTATTCTCCGATGATAATGCGGCAGGAACGAGTCCGATTAAACAAATCGGTTTGCTAGGTGCTGCTGCGCTCGTTATTAAAAAATTATTTGGAAGCGATAAAGGCATTTTTGAAAGATTGCTTGGCGGCGATTTAATTAAAAGCTTTAAGAAAACGTTAGAAAGCGTTGGCGAAGCTCTTGATACTTTGACTGGTCAAAAAGATGATATTGTCAAGAAACTCCGTAATATTGCGATTTCTCTTGGTATTTTAGCATTAGCTATAGCAATTGTGGCAAACATTGATGCTGGTAAATTAGCTATTGGACTTGGCGCTTTGACAGCTGGCCTTGCCGAAATGGTCGGTGTAATCAAAATAATGGATTCGCTTGATCTAAAAGGTAAACAGACTACAGCATTGTTGAAAATTGCGGCAGCAATGTTGGCGTTCGGCTTTGCTCTTGGCGAAGTCGCTGTTGCTATGGTTATATTTTCGGCGGCTGTTTGGGTCATTTCTAAGATTGATCCAGATAAATTAGCGCATTCGATTGAGGCGTTGGTTATTGGTTTAGCTGCCATGACAGCCGCTTTGTTCTTGCTAGCAAAATTCTGTAAAGGCGGAGATCTATTAGGTGCTGGCACAGCAATACTAGAAGTTGCAGCAGCATTAGATCTATTAGTTATAGGTATTACGGTATTAACATTATTAAATCCTGTTAAGGTTTCTCGAGCATTGCAGAATCTTGTGGCTGCTTTAGCGACTATGACATTAGCGCTATTAGTATTGGCAAAAGCTTGTAACGCTGGAGAATTACTTGCTGCTGGCGCTGCGATATTACTGGTTGCTGCAGCTATGGATTTAATGGCGTTAGCTTTAGCCGGATTAACACTTGTCGATAGTGATAAGTTAGTTGCAGGAATGATAGTACTTGGTACGATGCTTGCTGTCGTTGCTGTTGTATTAGTTGCTTTGTCTGAAGTAGCTCTTCCTGCTCTTGGCGCTGCATTCGCTTTAGTTATTGTTGGAGCTGCTCTGGATTTAATTGCCGTATCGATGGTAATAGCAGCTTATGCATTAGATAAAGTTGCAGAAGTTCTTCCGAAATTAGCGGCTGGTGCACGTTCGTTCGAAGATGTGAATTGGGACGCCATAGGTAAAGCGGGTGTTGTACTTGCTGAGGTTATAGTTGCCTTGTTCGCTTTACAGTTTGCTACGATTCGTGATGGTACTCCTGCTCTTAGAGAGTTAGCTGAAACAATGCCGATCTTATCGAATGGATTTAAGACCTTTGAGATTTTAAATCCAGAAGCTATTGAACGAGGTGGGGAAGCTTTAGCTACAGCGATTAAAGCGCTGTTTAAACTTCAGTTTGCTACGATTCGTGATGGTACTCCAGCACTTATTGAACTTGGCATGGCTATGCCTGCTGTTGCTATGGGCTTTAAGACGTTTGAAATTCTTAACGCCGAAGCAGTTGCTAAAGGCGGAGAAGCTTTGGCGTTTGCTATTGGAGCATTGTTCGGTCTTCAGTTAGCAACGTTTAGAGATGGAACTAGTGCTCTGTATGATATTGGTATGGCTATGCCTGCTGTTGCTATGGGCTTCTCTAGTTTCGATAGCTTAGATGCCGATAGACTTATAAGTGTTGGAAATGCTTTAACACAAACAATTAAATCTCTGTTTAATTTACAATTTGCTTCGTTCCGTGATGGAACCGAGCAGCTGGTTAATCTTGGAAATTCGCTTCCTCCTTTGGCAAGCGGTTTCAAAGCTTTCGATGGTATTGATCCAAGTAGAATCGAAGACCTTTGCATATCTCTTGAGAAAGGTTTGAGGACTCTTGTTGGTAATGCACTTAAGAATCTGTTTAAAGGAGATGCTGACTTTGTTTCGGTTGCATCGGGTCTTACTCTTCTCGCGCAAGCGGTGAAAGCGATTCCTGAGAATTCTGCTGATATTCTTACTGGATTAGCTACTGGCATTACAACAGCTGGTAGTACGGCAGTCACTACGATTGAACAGGTCGCTACTAAAGTTCTTCAAGATCTTGATAAGATGGTCAAAGAAGCGGATAAGATTACTAAAGAGCTTATTCCGAATATGACGAAGGCTGTTAATCAGAACCGTGGTTCATTTGATCAGGCATTGAAGTCTATTGGTACTACTTTAACGTTTAATTTGACGGCTATGAAAACAGCTCTTTCGACTGCTATTTCAGCTATGAATTTGGCGGTGTCTACTGGTCTTAGCACTATGTCGAACGCTGTAAGTAATTCTATTAGTGAATGCGAAAATGCTGTTTCAAATCGTCTTAGCAATTTCTATAGCTATGGTTATCAGATGGCTACCAATCTTGCTCAAGGTATTTACGATAGTGTGTGGCAAGTTCGAAATGCTGCTATAGCTCTTGCTGAAGCGGCTGAAATAGATGAGCGTACGACTGTTAGAACAACAACCACTACTGGTCAAAACATTAGTACTGGTCTTGCTACTGGTATTAATAATAATTCTAAAAAAGTTATCGGCGCGGTAAACAATTTAACCAATAAAACTGTTAGCACTGTCAATAAGAATCTTAAGGTTAAGTCTCCTTCGAGAGTTATGATGGAGATTGGTGGCTTCGTTGCTCAGGGACTTGCTATCGGAATTCAAAATGGAAGTGACGAGGTCGAGGAATCGATGATTACAGTCATCAATCCTTTACTCGCTGCTTTAAGTCAGTTAATGGATGAGGATTACGACTTTAGTCCGAAGATTACGCCGGTTGTTGACATGAGTAATGTCGACGCTATGGCCAGTGATATTTCTTCATATTTTAGCGATCCTACTTATACGGTTAATGCGGCACGAAGAGTGTCGGCGAACGAATCTGCTTCTGGTGTAGGCTTTGGTAATTACAATAGCGTTGGCGATACAATTAACGCTTCTATCAATGTCTATGCACAGGCGGGTCAGGATGTGAACGAACTTGCTCGCGTGATTGAACGTAGGCTCGTTCGTCTGAATAAACAGCAACAGGTAGGTGCCCTTTAATGGCGAATTACTTTACCTTTGCCGGAAAAAGTAGTCAGGATTTTAAAGTGTATATTAGTGGGCAGGGGACTTATGTAGCTCCTGCCCATGTTTATTCGTCCTACGATATTCCCGGCAGAAACGGGGCATTATTAGTGGATGAGAAACGCTTTGAAAATTGCGATATTACTTATCCGGCCTTTATTTATGAAGACATGAAAGAAAACCTTGCGGCGTTTAGAAACTATATTCTTTCGAAAATCGGTTATCAGCGTCTCGAGGATACTTATCATCCGGAAGAGTTTCGGTTGGCGGCTTATTATGATGGCCTCGAACCTGCGGTGAATCAAAGACATGACTTTACACAATTTGGTATAACATTTCATTGCAAGCCGCAGCGTTTTTTGAAAAGTGGGGAGCGGGTTTTGACTCTTACATCAAATGGTAGTATCGAAAATCCTACCGAGTTTGAGTCAAAACCTCTTCTCCGAGTTTACGGTACTGGAACGCTTGGTATAGGAAGTAAATCCATTACGATTTCTCAAGCTGATAGTTATACGGATATTGACTGTGAAATGATGGATTGCTTTAAAGGTACTACCAGTAAGAATGACAAAGTTACTTTTTCGGACTATAATTTCCCGACATTGTTACCGGGAACAAATGGTATCTCATTGGGTAGTGGTATTACTCAAGTAGACATTACACCGAGATGGTGGATTCTATAAAATTATATTTGGAGGTAGGTAAGAAATGATTCCGATTCTATTTTACGGAAACGCAACAAGTTTTACCTCCAATGGTATCGGAAGACTGACAGAAATTATATCCTGTGAAGTTACAGAAGAGCGAAACGGTATTTATGAAGTTGAGTTTGAGTATCCTGCTAATGGAAAGTATTATTCTCTTCTCGTTAGTATGGTCGAAGCTTACGCCGCAGGCATTCGCAATTCTCAGGGAATAATTGCTTGTATTCATGATGACAAGCACGATATTCAGCCTTTCGATATTTATAGCTTTTCTGCACCGATTGATGGCGTGGCTAAATTTTATGCGCATCATATTTCTTATCGTTTAGCTAGCATGATATTAAAGCCTATACATGCATCGTCGGTTGCTCAACTTATTGGCGCGATACCGTCATATTCGGCAGGCGCTGATTCTGCTAATTTTACTTATTGGACCGATAAGGTAGCAACAGGTAATTTTGATACGAAAGTTCCGAAACAGCTTCGTTCACTTTTGGGCGGAGAAGAAGGTTCTATTCTTGATATTTATGGTAAAGGCGAATACGAGTTTGACAAATTTAATGTTAAACTTTATGTGAACCGTGGCGTAAATTCTGGAGTGACCATTCGCTATGGCAAAAATTTAATTGATGCCACTCGCGAAATGGACAATAGTGATAAATTTAATGCTGTTGCGCCTTATTGGATTGGAAGCGTGTCGGATGAAAGTACTGGCGAGACTGAGGAAGAGGTTGTTTACCTTTCCGGAAACGGCTACGTTCAGGGAACTAACTCTACTGGTCTTCCGGTTATTATTGAATTAGATTTATCGTCCGAATTCGATGAAAAACCGACAACTTCTCAATTACAAACTAAAGCTCTCGAGTATTTAGACAATAATACTCCATGGCTTCCGAATAATAACATTACAGTTGATTTTGTTCAGCTTTGGCAAACGACTGAATATGAGAATGTAGCTGTATTGCAGAGAGTTTCCCTTTGCGATACAGTTTCTGTATATTATCCGGAAATTGGCATTATTGCTAGTAATCAAAAGGTCATTAAAGTTGTTTATGATGTGTTGCTTGAACGATATTCTGAAATGGAAATCGGCGATGCATCCACGTCTTTAGCAGATAGCATTACTTCGGATCTTCGTGAACAATACGAGAAAGATTTGGAAAAAGCGAAAAAGAATGCTGCAACTTATAGTGCATTGCAGGCTGCGATTAATCATGCCACTGAATTGATTACCGGTGGTCTTGGCGGCTATGTTGTATTTAATTACAACGCAAATGGTCAACCAATAGAAATTCTGATTATGGATACGCCTGATATTAGTACTGCGGTCAATGTTTGGCGATTTAATAGCGGTGGTTTGGGTCATAGTCATAATGGTTATAATGGTCCATTTAGTGATGTAGCACTCACTATGGATGGAGCTATTAATGCCACGATGATGACGACCGGCCAGCTTAATGCCAATATTATTAAAGCTGGTATTATTCAGGATGCACATCAGTACAACTATTGGAACTTAGAAACTGGTGAATTTCAGCTTAAGGCTTATCCAACAAAGACCGAAGTTACTAATGAAATTAGTGATGCTATTGACGATGTTGATGTTAGCGGCGATATTTCTAGTGCTTTAAGTACTTATGATTCAACATGGAATCAGACTAAAGTATTTAATAAACTTACTAATAATGGACAGTTGCAAGGCATTTATATGCAAAATGATACTCTTTATATAAATGCGAGTTATATTCTTAGTGGTATTTTAAAAGTCGGCGGTTATGGTAATAACAATGGTGTTTTGCAGATTCTTGATGCCGACAATAATATTCGTGGGATATTTGATAAAGACGGAATTTCATTATTTAGTTCTTATATTTATTTAGCTGATGGTTATCGTTGGTATACTTGGAACGTTGGAAACAATGCTGCTCCCGGCTATCGAAAAGAAGTTAAGATTGCATCACAAGATGGTATCCTGTATTTTGATGCGATACAGGTAAAAGATAGCGCTGGACAAGACATGACGGCTACTACTTATGAGGTGGCCAAAATGTTTACAAAAGGCATAAATACTGCAGTTTTATCCGGAACTAAAAGATTACTCTTAGGTATTGGAAGAACTACTTATGGTGATGCTTCTGCTTATGAAACTGCTGATGCAAGTTTTGTTCAAATTTCGCAAAATTCTAATAATAGTTTATATGTTGGAAAATTAGATAGCATCGACAAAATTTATGCATATTCGACCATGGTTCAGATTGATGCAGCTATCAAACTTGGCTATGGTTATATTTTCTTAGTTCCCGGAGCTATGAGCAGTCAAGTTTCTTCTCAAACAACATGCTCTTTTCGTTATTCTACTTCAGATCCGGCATCTAGATCTAGTGCAAGTTCTATTGGAACTCAAATTATGCAGATTGTTGGCGGAGATAGTCAAAGTAATAGAGGTATTATTGTTGACGGTTATGCCATCGTTAGAGGTACAAAGCCTCGTAGCATAGACGTGGATCAATTTGAGGAACGCATTCTTTATAGTTATGAAACTCCCTCTCCGATGTTTGGGGATGTTGGGGAAGGATTAATTGATGAAGACGGTTTAGGTTATATTTACTTAGATCCGATCTTTGCGCAAACTATTGATACAAAAGCGACGTATCAAGTATTTCTTCAGAAGTATGGCGAGGGCGATTGTTGGGTTGAAGAACGTAAACCTGATTATTTTGTCGTTAAAGGAACTCCCGGATTAAAATTCGGATGGGAGTTGAAAGGTAAGCAATTCGATCATGACGGTCGAAGATTTGAGAAAACTGATACTTTACGAGATCTTAATAATCCTGTTAGAGACCGTAAGATTTCGTATGATGAAGATGCTGCTAATTATATTCAGAATCTTTATAGTGAAAGGATGAATTTTGAGCGATGAAAGTAGCAACTAGTGCTACAGTATTTTCGGATGCTGTTGGAATGCGTTTATCTGTCACATATTCCGTAGTGGATAATAACACCGGAAAAATTATTGAAGACAATAAACGTGCGAATAAAGTTCTTACTGATGCTGAAATTAAAAGTTTAGCGCAGGATCTACTTGTTTATTCGCAGGACTATATTGAATCTTTGGAGGAGTAAACTATGATCACCTACAGAAACAAATTGAGCGTTACTCCCGGCGGTAGACCGACAGTCGTTCACTTGAATCAAAATGATGCGGACTTTACGCTGATATTTGATCTGTATTCTGTATACGGTGATCTTACAATCCAGTCTGGTTCGAGTGTGCTGATGGACGGCCGACATGAAAATGGTACACCATTTAGTATTAATGGCTCTATATCCGGAACGGTCGTAACAATACCGGGAAGTACGTCCTTAACGTCTGATCTTGGTAAAGCGGTCGGTGAAGTCACGATTACTAAAAGCGGTAAACGCCTCAGCACCTCGAACATTTTATTTATTATTGAGTCTAGAGCATAACCGGAGGATAATGCAACATGATTACCTATAGAAACAAACTTGATATGACTCCGGGTGGAGTTCCATTGGTAATTAATGTAAGTCAGTATGATAGCGACTTTACACTTATATTTGACTTGTTTGCTTCGAATGGGGAGCTTGTCATCGAAAATGGAACTACCGTCGGTATTCGAGGAACAAAGACTGACGGAAACGGATATTCTGTTGATGCAAGTATTTCTTCGAATACTGTAACTGTAACCGGCGATCAGCAAATGACTGCTGTTCCCGGCAATAATATATTTGAATTAACACTCTATAAGAGTAATAAAGAGCTGAACACCGCCAACTTTATTCTCAAAGTTGAAGATGCGGCTCTTGATAAGGATAATCTCGCATCCGGATCAGTCATTCGCGAATTAGTGAATGTCATTGATAATTCGGCTGCGATTATTGCTGCTGGTCAGGCGGTTTCTGCAGGCGTTACTGAAATGCGGCAGTTACGGAATGATGCTGTAAATGCTAGACAGGATGCTGTCGCTGCAAAAGAAGCTACTGAACAACTGCAACGTGATCTGGAAGATACCTTTGAGGATTTCGAAGAGGATACTCAGGAAATTATATCTTCCATGCAGCAAGCGGCTGCTAATGTTGCCAATGAAATGAACCGTGCTGCGAATGCTGTTATAGCTGAAGTTCAGCACAAAGGCGAGCAGATCCAGTCGATTGCTACAAATGCTGACCAGATTGCTCTTCAGGCATTGGAGAGGGCTGGTAATGCTGAAAACGAATCGGCTGAAACAACCAATAAATTAGCTAGTATTCAGGCTTTAGTCGAAGACTTTAGACTTAGACTCGAGAACAAGATCGATGATGCGTTTCTTGAGAACGGTCTGTTATATATGCTGGCTGATGGTACGGTTGTTGTCGGTCCTCTTGGCCCCTTTGCTGGTGGCGGCGGAGGCGGCGGTGGTGGAGATAGTAACCACGCTGTTATCACCGTTACAAATACTACTGGCTGGTTAGCCAAGACGATAGCGGAAGGTTCTTCTTGCTATGTCACTCTTGTTTGGTCTTCTATTGAGGACGAGATTCCGACTGGTGCCGGTACTTTGAAAGTAACCGTCAACGGTGTTGTGAAGACTACTCAGCAGATTGATCAGGGTGAAGTTAGTGTTAACCTTGCTAAGTATTGCAATGCTGGTTCGAATGTTTGTAAGGTTCAGATTGCTGATATTTATGGCAATGCCCGAACCATCAACTTCTCAATCAGCGTAACAAAATTGTCTATTAGTTCGTCTTTTGATACGAGTGTTCCGTATCAGGGAGCTATCTCGTTCCCGTATACTCCGGTTGGCTCGGTTCAGAAGACGGTTTATTTTGTTCTTGATGGGACTACAATTGGTACTCAGGTGACTGCTGTTAGTGGCAGACAGATGAGTTACACCATTCCTGCTCAGTCTCATGGTGCTCATAACCTTAAAGTATATTTTGAAGTTGAGATCGACGGACAGACTGTTCGGAGTAATGAGTTATATTTCGAATTCATGTCTATCTCTGCCTTGGACGATACTGTTATTATCATCAGTTCGTTCGGACTTAGAAGCGTTGATCAGTATAGTTCGGTTCAGATTCCGTTCAGAGTCTATGATCCGTCAAACTATACGACTGAAGTATCGTTATATTTGAATGATGCTTTGGTTTCAACACAGACTGTTGATCGTACCGAGCAGTCTTATACTGTTCGTGCGAACAATGCCGGTTATGACGAATTTGAAGGTTCTGCTTTTGAAGCAGGCGTAACTTATTACGAGCGTAGCGTTGATTCTCATGACAATTATATTTACACGAGAACTCAGGATACGACTTATGATTCTGAGAAAACTTACTATGTTCTTAAGAAAACAAGCTTTACGATTGTTGCTGGACAAACCGCGAAGATTATTTCGTTCGAAGTTAATCCGGTCGACATCGACGTTGAAGCAGAATCTCAGGATCTTGCGTTATATTTGACTGCTCAGGGCAGATCTAATAACGAAGAGACTCGTGATATTTGGAACTACTATCCGTTAACGAAGGATGTTACCAAGCAAAACGGTAAAACCTATTACACTCGTAGCGGATCGGCTCCGAATTATACTTACACCGAATTTACTGGAAACGCTTTTGTTTCCGGAACAGATTACTATGAGGAACCGATCGAAGTTCAGTTGAGTGATTTCACTTGGACTCTGGATGGATGGCAGACCGATAGCGATGGCATTAATGTTATGCGACTCGTTGACGATGCTAGACTGACGATTCCTTACAAAATATTTGAGAACGATTTCAAGACTGACGGAAAGACGATCGAGATCGAGTTTGCAACGAGAGCCGTTACGAACTACGATTCTGTTATATTTTCCTGTGTCGATGATTCTCCGTTCTATAATTACATTCCCTTTACGGGAGAAGCATTCGTCTCTGGTGTAACGTATTACGAATGTACAAACGTGAGTCAGCAGACTTATGAAGCAACTTCCGACGCGACTTATGATTCTACAAAACAGTATTATACTCGTGCCGTAAGGAAAATTGGTATTGAGATTACTTCTCAGGAAATTGCCTTTAGTGGGGCACAGACCGAGATTGGTACCGTTTATAAGGATAATGAGCATGTTCGTCTGACTATCGTTATTGAGAAACAGACCGAAAACAGACTCATTCTGATTTATATTAATGGTATTATGTCCAGAGCTATCCAGTACGCATCGGGTGAACGATTCAATCAGTTAACCCCGGTTAACATTAGTGTTGGATCGAACGATTGTGGAATTGATATTTATAACATTCGTGTTTATGACAATAGTTTGAACAGAATGCAAGTTCTCGATAACTGGATTGCGGATACTCAGATTGGTGATATTATGCTTGAGCGTTATCAGCATAATCAGGTTTATAATGAATCTGGTGAGATAACGTCTGGTAACCTTCCTACTGATCTGCCGTACTTTATTATCGAGTGCGCCGATCGACTCCCGCAGTACAAAGGCGATAAGTTGACTTGCAGCGGATCGTTTGTTGTTCCCGGAAATCCGGCGAAGTCCTTTACTTTTGAAGGATGTCAGATCAACGTTCAGGGTACCAGTTCGGCGATTTACTATCGTAAGAACTATGACCTTCAGTTTAAGAACGGCTTTACTCTTGGTAATGGCACGTCTGTTTCAAACTACGGGATATTTAACGATTCTATTCCGTTTAACAGGTTTGTTCTGAAAGCTGACGTTGCTTCGAGCGAATCGGCGAACAATACGGAACTGACGATGTTCTATCAC